AGATATAACCTTTTTCTATGTTTTGTTCTATACCGCCTCCGGCTGTTCTTTCACCTAATATTTTTTTCAATGTTGCCATAATACTATTTACTCCTTTTTACGAAGCTACAAATTTAATCCTCATTATTCCGTTTCCGCCTCTCCAAGCGTGATCTCTTACACCATCGCAAGGTGTAGGACCTTGTCCTGGAATTCCTCCAGGGAAGAAGTTAATTTGTCCTTGATCTTGATAACATCCGCAAGAGTCATTACCTGTCCAACAAGCATTATAAGGAGCTCCTTGAGTTGGATTTCTTGTTGCCATATTTAATGGTTCCATTACTCCAAAAATTCCGCCCATTCCTGACCAATAAGATCTTTGATTATCTGTATCCATTGCGTATTGAACTTGTCCACCTTTTTCTGAAATCATTCCTGGTGGAATTCTAATTACTGGATTTTGTCTACAGTTACAGTTTGGATAACAGTTTTTAAAGTACATACAACTAAATCCGCCATAACAGTTTACATCTCCACCATAAGCAAATGCACAATAATCTGCACCGGAATAATTTGTACCACCATCGTCTCTGTAATTACAAATTATACCGCAACCTGCTCCACCGCCTTGTGTACCACACCAGTCATTTGTTAGGTAACAACAATACATTGCTGGACTAGATGAGCAGAATGATGTTCCACCTCTACCACCTTGAGCACAAATACATCCATCGGAATCACCAGCTAACCAACAAACTTGAGTTGGTTCTGACATTCCTCTGTAACATAAATCGTCTGTGTTATTACAAGATAAACCTATCTGAGCACAAATATAACAATCGGCCCAAGATGCTCCAAATTCTGGTAATACTTTTCTAGAATAACCGCCTGGATTGCCTGGAATTCCTCCACCGCAACAGCACATTTCTGCACCTGATCCAGCCGCACCCCATACTTCAATTGTAGCTATACCATTTGCTGGTGGTTTCCAACAAATATGACACCAAAAATTAGTGCTATATTGATTACTAGGATAAAATGTAAAAAGCTGTCCCGTTTCTAAATTAGTTTCATTAGCTAATGGGTAATCATACTTCGTTTGTAATAATGCTGTTAATGATGATGCTGGCATAATAATCTCTCTTTATTGAGTCGGTTCGTCGTTACGAATAAATTTAATTCGTACTCCACCGTGACCTCCTCTACTTGCGTGATCTCTTACTTGTGGACATGGCATTGATCCGTGTCCTCCCATTCCAACTGGAACGTGAGGTATACAAGGTTCACCTATTTGACAGTGACAACCTTTACTTGCTCCCCAGCAAGTTGACCAAGGTATACCACCTGTAGGCCATCTTCCAGCCCCTAAAGATGCTTCTAATTGGTGTGCACCTTGACCTGACCAATCTGAAAATCCGTTATTGTTTTCTGTATTAAAAGCGACATACATTCCTTCTTTACTAAACATACCTGCAGGTGTAGGTGCGTAGTGAGTAAAATTACAAATACATAATGGGTAACAACCAAAAGCCGCTACACAAGAAGTTCTTCCTGGACAATTATAACCTGTATCTCCGCAATATGCTTGAGCTATATGTTTTCCATCGCACATATTACATACCCATCCGCAGTGATCGTTATCAGTTTTTGTTGCACAAAAACCGTTTGCCGCAAAACAACAATAAAATGAAGTATTAGTTGAACAATAAGAAACTCCGCCTGCACCACCTTGAGTACAAACGCAAGTACATTCACCTAAGCCAGTAGAAATATTCATGAACGTTGGTTCAGAACAACCTCTGTGACATAATGTATCTGCATTACCACATGATTGACCTGTACATCCGCAAATAAATCCATTTTCTCCTAGATCAAATTTTCTATAGGCATAAGCCGCAGAGTTACCAGGTAAGCCAAAACCGCAACAGCACATTTTACCGCCACTACCGCCAGCTCCCCATGATTCTAAATATACTGTTCCTGCTACTTCAGGATGGAAACAAAATCCGCACCAAAGTCTAGACCAATTAGCCCCTTGAGTATATGTATAAATTCTTCCTTTCTCAAGATTCTGTTCTTCGGCTTCGGTAAAACCTACTTTTTTTGTTGTCAGCATTGTGCTTAATGCACTCATCTCTTAACTCTCCTAAATAAAACTGTTGTGTAAAAAAATTAATAATAATTCTTATACAGCACCTAAGATCCAACCGTATGTTGCACCAGTATAAACCATAGTCATTATCGCTCCAGGTAAGTCAACAGTTAAATCTTCTGCCACTCCCTGAATTAATGATCCGTTTCTTCCAACAGTTATTGCATTTACGCCAGTTTGAGATGTTGCATCAATGATTTGAATTGTATCATTAATTAACAAACCAGCATTTGCCGGTAGAGTTATTGTAAATGCTCCACCTGTACTGTCAGCAAGAATTCTATCATTAACTAATGCGGCGTATGTTGTAGAGACTTCTCTAGTAACAGCACCAGCAGTTCCAGTTGTTGATATATATCTTCCCATTTTTCTATGTCCTTTGTATCTATTTTAACTATTTATGTTATTTAAGCTAATTCTACGTAATTATTACGAAGTACCAGTTTCAATACCCATAACTACTGCACTAACATTTACAGCGTTAGACCATACAACGAGCTTTTGTCCAGCATTCATTACTAAACCAGTTCGTTCTAATACTCCGTGTGACAGAACTTCTGTATCATATTCTACATATTCTGACGCATCTGGAGTACCTGAGTCTGACACCGACATTTTTAGTGTAATAACTTGATTACCTCTATTGCAGATAGACACGGTGGCCACGGTAAATGTATCCGCTGGACACGTGTATACTACAGTATCAGTAGTGGCAACCAAATCCGCTTTTCCTAATCTTCCTGAAGCCATGTGTTTTCTCTCCTTTAACTATGTATTAAGAAGTTCATCGCCAATGGTCCTCCGCTAACCCCTTTAAGGAAATTAACTGGACTTGCAATATTGATGCTTACTCCTGTTGTTGTATTTATTGAATTGCCTGATATCTGAATTAATCCTGCAGTTATCAAGTTAACGTTAATAGAACTTGCACCACCACCAATTTGTGAAGCGATATAAGTTCTTATTGCCCGTTGTGTTGGTACAATGGAATCGCTATTAGCCGCCATTGTCCCGTCAGTGGAGAATTGATTAATAGCGGCACTAGTGCCTCCTAATGTTTGATCTCCTAACTGAAGCTCTTGTAATCCTGAAATATTAAATGCATCAGCATTCAACGTAGCAATACCTGTTGCTTGTTGTACTGAGAATAATTCTCCAACTTTAAAGTTACCGTCTTGATCAGTTGCGGAGAAGAATACTCTACCTCCACCTCTTCCAACGGCTTCATTAGCTGAATCTGGATCATTTAAAGGTGTTCCAGGATAATTGGTGTTAGCTGTGTCACCAGTACCAACATCCAAAAAGTCATGACCAGTCAATCTAACTTGACTGTATCTAAATTTCATTGTCACTTGAGAACCATGCTCTTGTGATTGTGCTACACTTAATTGTGGACTAATTTGTAATAGTGCTGAATAAGGAGCTTGTGATCCTAATTGACTTTTAACACTTACTATTTTGTAGTAAGGATTGTTTAATCCTATTGTAGCTGGTAATGATGTTAAACCATTTTCTATAACATCATTAAAGTTTGTAATTAATGTTGTAATTTTATCTGTTGTACCAATTTCTCCATTATTTGCAGTTATAGTTTGAGTAGTAACAACTGGAGTTTGTTCAGTTGACCAACCAGTATTAGTAAGAATATAACCATTAATTATTTCTTTTAATTTATTATTAACTGCAACTGCATAGGCTTGTTCACCTACGCCAAGTTGTGTATTAGTTCCAATCCAATAAAATTTTGCTACCCTAACTGTTTCTGTATTACCGCCAAATTTTAAATCATGTGCTAACGCATCTATTTCATATCCTACGTCTCTTTCGCACTTATCTAATTCTGCTTGAGAATGAACACCTGGATAACCAGTATTATCAAACCAAGAAACAACTTCATCTTTTAAAAATTCTTTATTTGAAGTTAGAACATCATATGCATAAGGATATGTTGTAGAACCAATGCCATCAAATTCTATATTAGAACCTGCTTGAGGTACTTTTGTTAATCCTTCTACTTGAAGATATCTTCCAAATTGATATTCATCTCTAAATCCACCGAAGCTTGTTGCTTTACCACCTGAAACGTATGCTGTGAAATTAGTTGAATCTAATCCATTATTTAAATCAAAGTCAATGTAAACTGCAAATGTATCTACACTTGTAGATTTAATATAAAAATATACACCAGAATTTAATTCTGTCATACCAACTATATCAGAAAATACAACTTTTTGACCATCAACAAAATTATGAGCTACGGCTGTAACTTCCATTGGATTTGCTTGTGAAACACCTGTAATAACTTTTTCGCTTCCTGCATCAGATACTGTTGCACTTGCAGTTTCAAAGTCAGTTCCTCTTGCAGAGAAAGTTGGTTGTCCTAATACACCATCATCTATGTATGATTGTACTGGAGCATCTGTAGTATTGTTAGGATCAGTAAATGTTACAGCAGGTGCTGAAGTATAACTTGCTCCGCAATCTATAATTTTTACTTTGGAAATTTTTTCTGTTGTAACAACTGCTCTTGCAATTGCTTGTCTAACTGCTGTACTTCCATCATCTTGAGGAGCCGCAATAACTACTCTCGGTTCAATACTATATTTTGTTGTATTGTCTAATGTTGCCTCTACCGCTAAACCGCCAAGTCTTTCCCAACCGTCTGCGGCATTTGAATATTTTTTAACAGTTGCAACTTTACTTGTTGCATTGTAAGTATTAATATATGCATATTGTCCTACACCTTTTCCTTCTACAATCCATATTGCCATTCCAGGATAAGCCCCTGAGGCATTACTATCTGCGTTAGCTATAGTAATTGATGTAGTGTCACCTGTTTGTCCAGTATTAAGTGCAGTCATGTAAGTTGATCCACCTTGATCACTTACTTCTTGATTAGTTTCTATTAATCTAATTTTGTAAACACCACCAGTATTATAAGTTGGAGTTGTTCCAGCAATTCCATAACCAGGTCCAGATATAGTAAATGTTGCATTACTATATTGTCTACCTGCATTATCATATTCAAATGCTAATATTTGATTAGCATCTGTCATAACATTGTCAATAATTGCATCTGTACTTCTATTATCTACTGTTGCTGTTATTGGAGTTTCACTTGCATCTGTTCCTTCTGCAACACAACCAAAATCTCCATAAGATGAATTTCCGTTTGTAGAACGAAGTTTTCCACCATTTTCACAAAGGTAACCTATGTGTGCATAATAAGAAAATACTGATACAAGTTCTACTCTACCTAAATTTGTAATCCAAGCACCAATACCATTATCGCATAATTGTGTAAAGTCATTTCCAACGATAGAATCAAAACCACCATCGTGTAATGCACCGTCTACTTTTACTCCAACACAACCTTCTCCCCAAGTTGTTACATTTTGGATATAAGGTGATTTAGACTTAATCCATACTTCTTCATGTGCTGGTCCCCAACCTGGATCTAATGATACATATGCTCCACCTGTTGGTCTTTTTGTTCCATATTCATTTGCAGTAGCTAATGTTACATTATCTTCAGTAGCCATTACAAATGTATGTCCTGTTGTATTACTTGATATTCCAACATTCATTGTAATTGTAGTCGCTGTCGCACCTGTAACTAAAATTTCTTTATTGTAATAAGGATCAGTTGCTCTTGGATAGCTATGTTGAGTAGCGTGAGTATCTTGATCGCAAGTAAAGATTAAACTATTTGCGGCAATCATTACTTTTTCACCAACAGCAATACTATGTGCTCCAATAGTTAATTCCATTACACCTGTTGCTGGTGCGTATGTTGCCGCTGTTGTAGAGAATTGAGTAGTACCTAATGTTCCTATTAAACCTTCTACTGTTACATTTCTTATTCCTGAAGCATTTCTAACATAGAACATATCATTTGAACTAGAACCTTTTGCAAGTCTAGAATTAATATAGGCATCTGCCGCTTTCAATGATTTATAATTGCCGGTATATTCTAAGTCGTCCATAATTGTTTGAACATAAATTCTAATATCAGCCAAACATTTTTCTTTAAAATTACTATGAGTTGGATTTGCTCTTTGTACATACTCCGCGGCTTCTAATGCAATAAATTCTTTATTTGCTAATAGTCTTAATCTTGCATCTGTAAAGCCTGCAGTTGAATCTGCACTATTAACACCAGTTACTGCTGGATCAGATCCAGTTGCATTAACTTTGTAAGTTATATGATCTATAATATCTTGTCCAATTGCCGCCGCCGCTGTACCTGCCGCCGCTGAACCTACAGGAAGATCTGTATTTTGAGTTAAATTATTTCCTGTTGTAACTCCTGTTACAGTTGAAACTCCATCTGCTCCAATTGTTGCCGCTGGAATTGTTAATGCATCAGAAACTACATAATTCTGTCCTGGTGAATTTATAGACAAAGCCGTAATTGCAAATGATAAAACAGTACAATCTACTGTACATCCTGTTCCAGTTCCACCTGTTACTGCAACGTTAGTGTAAGTTCCATTAACAAAACCTAAATCTGGTGCAGGTGTTGTTAAAAATGTAACACCTCCTACCGGTGTTGGTGTTACAGCATTGTTCTGAACTATGTCAGACAAAATTGCCTGCATTCTACCAATACCTTCTAATGTAAATGCTGTGTCGCTTACTGAAGATTGTTGTCCTGCTGGTTTAATAACTGTTGATCTTAATTCATCTCCTACGATTGCTGTTCCTTTTCTTACTGAAAGAGGTAACACTTCTTCGTATGTTCCTGTTTTAACAAATAATGAAGTTTGTGCTACTTCTTCTATAGGTACTCCAGATGTATTACCTGCCGCAAGACAATCTATTGCAATTTGTATATAACTTGCAATTTCTCCATTAACAGCCGGCTCCGCAGTATAATTGTTATCAACAACTTGATTTATTGTACCTTGTCCTGCAGAATAACCTGCATTGTTGGCTGTAACTTGTTGTGTAATATAAACTAATCTAGTAAGATAGGCTTGTAATTCAGCAGAATTATTTACAAATTCTGTTTGAGTTGAAATTCTAAGTGTTGCATATCTTGATTTTTCATTTCCACCATGTCTTAAATCCCATAGAACTGCATCAATCATTAATCCAGAGTCTCTTGTACATTTTGCCGCGTCATATGTATAACCTGATGTGAAAGGTGAAATGTTTCCAGCAATTTGAGCGTTAATCCAAGCTATAATTTCTGCTTGAATAAATGCTTTGTTTCTTTCCATCATGTAAGTTCCTTGAGGATTTCTTGGTCCTTGTTCAATTTGCCATAAAGCATATCTTAAAGTTTTCCAAGGTTTGTCAAGTGTTGGTCCTGAATCAGGTGCTGGAACATCTGTTCCTGTTTCTGAAACATAATAAACTTGATCTACAGCTCCAAAGTATCCCCATTCAGGAAGATCACCTGCTGAGTTTACAATTAAAGTTTGTCCTGCTTTACCAATTGGCAATCTAGCTGGTCCTGATTGACCATAAATTAAAAGATCACCTTTTACTGATAGTACAGCGTTTTCTGTTCCTGTTGCTAATAATGACCAAACACTAGTATCGACACCTGCTCCTGGTGGATAGTCTGGTTGATTAATTGTACTTGGTCCAACATTATTTGATGTGTGTCCTGTTACGCAAATATAACTTGTATTAGTGTTAGTAGTTCCTCTTACTATATCACCTCTGTCGAATTCAGTTGCATTTGCCCAATTACCTTTCCAATATAAACCTTCATTAAGTTTATCCCAGTGTAAAACACTTGGTGGTTTATTACCTGTTGTGTCTGCAATTGCGAGATATGTAAAACCTCCAACTCTAACAACGTCACCTTGTTTGTATGCAGTAACGGCATTATAGTCGCCTCTTAAATTAAATCCTGTTACAAATAATGTCCAATCACTTGAATTAAGAGGTGGATTTTTATTAACGTTATTTGTATTTGAAACATAACTATATCCACCGTAAGTAATAAAGTCACCTGGTTGATATTGTGTTGAAGAATCCCAAGTATCTTCAAATTCTAAACCTGGAATTAAAACTGACCAATTACCTTCGTCAGCCGCTAAAGAAGTTGTTGATGTATGTGCCGTTGTGGCAATCCAAATATTTGCACCATATTTTACTACATCATTAACTTTATATCTTGTTGTTGCCGCGTGAGCACCTAAATATTGTATTCCTTTGTGTAAGACTTGCCATTGTGCTTGATTGGCTTCTAAACCATCTGTGATAGTTGCCGCTGAAGTATGTCCAGTTATGTTAATATAAATTTGTCCACCGTATCTAACTGTATCATTTACTCTGTATCTAGTATTAATTGCCCAGTCGCCTAACCAAACAAAACCTTTTCCAAAAATTTCCCATTTGCTTTGTTTTCCTTCTAAGCCAACTGCTGTTGTTGTATCTGATGTGTGTTCTTCTATACAAAGATAAACTGATCCACCATATTTTACTAAATCATTTACTTTATATCTAGTAGAAATTGTCCAATCAGATTTCCAATCAAATCCTTCTACAAATAAATCCCAATAAGATTGATGATTTTCTAAGCCAAGTTCTACCGTTGCGGCAGATGTGTGTCCTGTGTTACAAATATAAATGTAACCACCATATTTTACAACATCATTTGGTTTGTAAACTGTATTTAATGACCAATCACTTTTCCATTCTTGACCATCGGACATTAATTGCCAATTTTCAGCAGTTAAATCTACTTGGAAATCTGCGTTAGCAATGTGATTTGATACGCAATTATAGGTTCTTCCACCATATCTTATAACGTCATCGACGTAATATGATGTTGAAGTTACCCAAGAACCTTTCCAAACAAATCTAATTCTACCTAGTTTAAACTCAGCCATTTTTATATAATCCTTTGTTGTATATTATTTATCATTACCGTTAAATCTTTAATTTCCATACAATGTGTCCCGTTCTGCTCCACCTTCATCCCAGCTATCTCTAACATTAGAGCCAAAAAAGTATGATTGTGCTAACATAGGCCCAGAAACATTTGAAATATTTACTGTAGCGGCAAATACAACTTGTCCAGCCGCCGGAAATGCTTCATTAAATATTTGATCATTAGCAAATTTTATTTGTCCAGCTCTAACTTCATTAGTAATAAGATTTGCACCTCCTCCAGAAACTCTAGAGCCAATGAATGTAGCAATTGCTTTTTGTGTAGGTATCACATTATTTGAATTTTTCTTCAACGTTGGATCTGTACTAAATTCATTAATTTTAACATCAGTACCACCAACTCCACCTGCACCTAAAGTTATTTCTGTTAAACCTGATAAGTCAAATAAATCTGCGTTTAATGTTACTATTCCTGTAGATTGTTCTACTTCAAATAATTCTCCAACTCTATAATTTCCATCTTGGTCAGTAGAAGTATAAAATACTCTACCTCCTCCATTTGATACAGTTTCATTTTGTTGTTTACGTTCATAACCTGGTGTATAACCACTAGTGTATAAACCTGGATAATTAGTTGTAGATTTATTACCTGTTCCAATATCTAAGAAATCATGACCAGTTATTCTAACTTGACTATATCTTTCTCTTATTTCTATTGTTGTTTCATGATCAGGAGATTCATTTGCATTTAGTCTAGGTGTTATTCTAAACTGAGCGGCAATGTTAGGAGAACTTCCTGTTACATTATTAACCTGAGTTATTCTATAAACTTGATCTTCAAGTCCATTTATATATAAAATTGCACCTGGTCCTGGTTTTCCGGTCATATCTTTTACTTGAAGATAAGGACCAATTTGATATTCATCTGCAAAACCATCTCCTGTTAATGTTGCAGATACATTCATAAATCCTGAACCTCTATTTGAAAATTCTGGTTGACCTAATACTCCATCAAATATTCTTGCTTCAAGACTTGCATTAGTTGTAGCTTTATTGTCAGTTATTGTAACTGCTGGTGCAGTTGAATATCCACTACCTGGATCTAAAATTTGTAATTTTGTAATTACTTGAGAACTTGTAATTGCTCTTGCTAAAGGTTTTGAACCTTTTCTTAACAAATATGTTGTACCGGTACTACCAGTTTGTAAAGGAACAAAATGTCCACCGCCAGCTTTACCACTACCTATACTTGAAAACGTTCCTGTTAATGCAGAATCTAATATTTTCCAAGACCAAGCGTCATAACTGTAAGCAAGATCTCCACCGGCCGATATTGCAACATATGTACCTTCAGTATATGCAACTCCAATGTAAGGTCCTGCGTGTGGAGGTGTTTCACTTTCTGTCCATCTTGTAGCTGTTTGTTCAGAAGCTCCAACTTGTCCTGTAGCATTTGATATCATAAATTTACTAATAACTGTACTTTCATCTCCTGGAGCGTCTATTACTGTTGCTACAAATTTACCACCACCAAATATTAATGATGTTACATCATATCTGTGAACAGATTTAAGAACACCGTTAATATCCATTAATTTGTCTCCAATGTTAGAACCTAATGACCAAGTTACTCCTTCATCTTGACTTTCATAAGTTTTTCCAGTTCCATTACCTGCTATCCATAATCCATTTCCAGCGGCAATATATGTGAATATTGATGTAGAACCATCATAAACTTCTAATTGATCAGCTGAGAAACTAGAACCGTCATCAGTTGATTTATAAACCATTCCTGTTTCTGATGCAATTATTACAGTTCCATTACGATATGCAATACCTGACATTACATCAACAGGAACAGAATAATAAGATACATTATTCGCAGTAGCACTTACATATGTGTGTGCATTTGAATTTGTTACACAATCAGCAGTCGCACTTACAAATAAGTGATCTGTTGTATTACTTGATATACCAACATTTAGAGTAATTGTTGTTGCACCTACTGACTCAACTTTTATTGGTTTTTCGTAATAAAAATCATAACCACCAGGTGCGGCACTTCCAGTCGCTCTTGGATATGTATGATTACTACCATGACTATCTTGATCGCAAGTAAATGTTAAACTGTCTGTAGCAATATCAACATAATTACCAGCTATTAAACTATGTGCTCCAATAGTTAATACCATTACTCCTGATGCAGGTGTATATACTGCGGCTGTTGGAGTGTAACTTTTAATATTTCCTTTTCCAACATTCATTGTAATTGTTGTTGCTGTTCTGCTTTGAATTTCAATTGGTGTATCGTAAAAATAATCCATTCCACCTGGCGCCGCTGATCCTGTTGCTCTTGGATAAGTTGAAGTTGATACATTATTATCAAAAGAACAAGTAAAACCTAAACTGTTTGGAGCAATAGTAATAAATTGACCTGCCAATGTTACATTGTCAGCAAGAGCGGTTACAAATGTATGTGTATTTGAATTTGATACACCGTCAGCAAGAGCACTTACAAATGTATGTGCTGTTGTATTACTTGATATTCCAACATTTACAGTAATTGTTGTTGCACCTGCTGAAATAATTTCTATTTGTTTATTATAAAAATAATCATAACCACCTGGAGCGGCTGAACCTGTTGCTCTTGGATAGCTATGTTCTGTTGCATTACTATCTTGGGCACAAGTAAATGTTAAACTTAATGGAGCAATGTCAATATGATTACCAGCTACTAAATTATGTTCACCAATAGTTAATATTACTACTCCTGTTGCTGGTGTATAAGCCGCGTCTGTTACAGTATAATTTTTAATATTTCCTTTACCAACATTCATTGTAATTGTTGATGCTGTTGTGGCTGTAATTTCTACTGGGCTATAATAATAATAATCATAACCACCTGGTGCGGCAGATCCAGTTGCTCTTGGATAGGCTGTTTGAGCAGTATGATCATCAAAAGAACAAGTAAAATATAAACTTGTTGGTGCAATCTTAACTTCATTACCAATATGTAAATTGTGTGCTCCAATAACTTGTTCTGTTACAGAATTAGAAGTAGCACTTACAAATGTGTGTGTTGAGTTATTGCCTGATATACTAGTATCACCAACGTTCATTGTAATTGTTGTTGCACCTACTGACGTAAGAGTTATTGCTTTTTCGTAGAAATAATCTACTCCGCCTGGTGCGGCACTTCCAGTTGCTCTTGGATATGTTTTTTCAGTAGCGTGACTGTCTAAGGCGCAAGTAAATGTTAAACTATTTGGAGCAATTTTAACTTTATTACCTGCTACTAAACTATGTGATCCTATAGTTAATTCTAATACTCCTGTTGCCGGAGTGTATGTTGCGGCTGATGGAGTAAATTGTGCTCCAGGAGTATGTTTTTCTATACCTAATTCCATTACACCTGTTGCTGGTGTATATGTTGCACTTGTTGTACTATAAGTCTGACCTACTTCATGTGCTCCAATTTCTAATACTAATTCTCCTGTAGATGGTGTATATGTTCCTCCTGTTGTGCTATATTGACTTGTTGTAATATTAGTCCATGTTGCACCGTCGGCGGATCTAGCAGTTGTTCCATCTTGTGCTACTGCTATAAAATAATTTGCTGTTCTAGTCATTCCGATCCAGTCAGCTAAAGGAACTCCACTAACAGCAGTCCAATTTGTACCATCTGTTGTTCTATTTCCTTTACCATTACCAAGTAATACTGTAACATCAGATGCTCCAACTCTTCCTGATGCAGATACTAACATTTCTCCTGTAGTTCCAAAAGAAGGAGTAGATTTATTATAAGGTCCATCTGTAAATGTAATTCTAGGTTCTATAGAATATTTTGTAGATGCATTAAGTAAAGTTTCAATAGGGAAACCACCCATCACGTGTTGCCAACCATCTGTATCATCAAATTCTCTTTTAATAGTTGCAACTTTTGTACTTGGATCGTAAGTATGAACATATCCATACTGACCTCTACCTGTACCTTCCCATATATAAATTCTTTGTCCTACAGTTTCTAATGACGTACCTTCGTATTGTTGTGCTAATTTAATTGATGTTGCATCACCACCTTGTGAAGGTGCTATTTCACTAGTATAATTTGAACCACCAGCTACAGAAGAATCACCTAATCCTTTAATTCTTACTTTACCTACTCCACCATTTCTAATTTGATCGTAACCTAATGTTGCCGCGGCTCCTTCTCCTGAACCAAAAATATTAATTGTTGCTGATGAATAATCTTGTCCTGCGTGATCATATGCAAAAGCAAATATTTCATTTTCATCATTATAAACTGCATCTACCTGTGCTTCTTGTGATTGGTTATTAATTTTTCCAGTTGTTGGAGTTTCTGCCGCTAATTGTCCTTCTGCAACACAACCAAAATCACCATAAGATGAATTTCCATTTGTTGCTCTAAATTTTCCACCGCCTGTTGCCAAATATCCTATGTGGGCGTAATAGGCAAATACTGAAACAAATTCTACTCTAGCATCTCCATTAACATGAGCACCAATTCCATTTTCAATAAAGTGTGTAGTATCATTAGCAACAAAAGATCTGAGACCAGCATTGTGTAAGTCTCCGTCTACTTTTAATCCAGTACATCCTGTTCCAAATATTGAACAGTTTTTAATGTAAGGTGATTTTGTTAAAATATGAACACTTGTATCTGCAGGTCCACTACCTGGATCTAAAGTTACATATGCTCCACCTGTTGTTCTTTTTGTTCCATATTCATTTGCGGCAGTTAATCCACCTGTTTTTCCTTGCATTGTTACGTTTGCAATACCACAGGCATTGTTTACACGCCACATATCTGTTGTTGTATAACCTGCTTTAGGTCTAACGTTCACACCACGTCTTGTAAAATCTCCCCAAATGTGTGTATCTCTTGGGACCGTAATAGGTAATATTTCTTCATATACACCAGTTTTAATTGCTATAGTACATGGTGTTCGATTGGCTAAATCTGCCGCTACAAAATCACAAGCATATTTGATTGTTTTAAAAGGTCCTGCAACACTTTTACCACTAGTAGGAGTGTCTGTTCCATATGGTGAAACAAAAAATACATTTTTTATTACATCATGATCACCCCATATTGGATAATCACCAGTTGCATTGCCTTTAAATAATTGTCCTACTGTTCCTAAACCTATTCTTGTTTTTTCTGTATCAAAACTTTTTACGTCACCTATTTGTTCAAGTACTAAAACGCCAGGTTCATTACCTTTGGCTATCATTACCCAATAAGGACCGACATTTTCACTTTCTTCATCTAAAGATGGTTTAGAATCAGATGATGATGACTCATGTGTTTTAATACAAGCGTATACTGTTCCTGCTTCTGTAACTACATCACCTACAAAGTAAGTAATTGCTCCGTTAGAATCACTTTCTTTCCAAGAACCTTTAAATGCTTTACCAGTTACTAATAATTGCCAAGGATCAGGAGCATCACTACCAGGATCATAAACAAAAACTGTATCAGGATCTGATCCAGTGCTATCTTGTACTGCTATGAATAAGTTACCACCTGCTCTAACTACATCTCCTGTTTTATATGCAGTTGAACTATTCCATTCGCTTCTAAAATTATAACCTGTTTGAATTAATTCCCAAGTATTTGTACTATCTGTAACTCCTGGAATAATATTTGTATTGCTTACTAAAGCAACATAACTATAACCACCATAATGTACAACGTCACCTTTTTGATAATATTGTGTAGTAGAATAAGTTCCTTCGTATTCTGCACCTGGAACCCATAATGAAAAATTAGCTTCATTCATGTGTTCCGTTATTGACCAGTGACTAGTAGTTACTTGCCAAATTCCCGGACTCCAAGATACAAGAGCACCTTTATTATATTTTTTTCCGTATGCCCAATCATCTTCATATTCAATACCATCAAGAACTATTTCCCATTTTGCTTGATCGGCTTCTAAACCTGCACTATCTGAAACAGCAGTACCATTTGCAGATGTCGTTGCTATTGCTCCACTGTTTACTGTATTAATAGTGATTGATAAATCATTTGTACCATCGGCTCCACCAATTTTACTACCTACTATAGAAATAGTTTCTGCCGCCGCAAAGTTTACTCCTGCATTTGTAAATTTTACATAATAAGTTGCGCCAACTCTGAAAACATTTATAACTGCACCAGAACCACTTGATGAATTTGTTGTATAATCTGTACTATCTAAATCGTTCCAATAATCTACTGCGGCACTTGTATGTCCTGTTACAGCTCTGTAAATTACTCCACCATTTCTTACTATATCATCTGGATAATATCTTACACTTGGTGCCCAATAACCTCTATAAAAATCTGATCTATGATATTGAACCCAATTGGCTTGATGATATTCTATACCTGCGGCTGTAGTTGAAGAAGTATGCGATGTTATACATTTCCAAACTGATCCACCATAAACAATTGTTTCACCAACGTTGTAAAGTGTATTAGGTTGCCATGTAGATGTCCATTTTTCACCTCTTGCAAAGTAAACCCATTTACTTTCATCACCTAATAATCCATTGGCTTCACTTGCATTTGATAAGTGACCTTCTATACATTTATAAACTGCCGCTCCAACTTTTGCTACTTCACCTACTTTATAAAAATTACTTGTTTTCCAATTACCAGTCCAACTTTGACCATCCATCATTTGTGACCATCTTGGAACTATATTATCTAAATCATTATAAAAGTTAGCATCTGCTGTATGCATTTCGATAGAGACAAATATTTTTGCACCATATCTAACGATATCATCTTTAATGTAAGAAGTACCTGCTACCCAGTCACCTCTCCATCTAAATCGTATCCTATCTATTTTGAAATCTGCCATCGAATTATATCCCTAAAGTATTTATTTTCTCCATTTTATGCTTCGTATGTATATTGTTCGTTAATTCTTAAAACTAATTCACCGTCAGTATTAACATAATAAAAAATATTTCTGCCATCCCATTTATATTGTTCATAAACTAAATTTTTATAATTTTTTCTATGTTGTCCATCTCTTCCATCAAAAAAATCTACGCCTCTAGAAAAATCATTAAAATTATCTGACACTGCACCAGGTCTATTAACTTGTACACCATCTTTTAATTCTAGTAAATCTACTTTTGAAATAAACAATTCACCTTCACTAGTACGTCTAAGTCCATAAAAATATCTAGAGTTACCAAGTGTCTCTGTTATTTGTTCTATATCTAATTCACCACTCATAAATTATTAACTCAATATGTTAATTGTGTTACCCATTGCAGAATGAATTGTGCATTGGTAATACAATGTAGCAGGTGCATCCATTGGTACTTCAAATATTTGTGTACCTGATTGACTACCTGTTACTCCTGATGTATATCCACTACCACCATTACTAGTTCTTATTTCTAAAGGATGAGAACTTCCTGCTTGATTAATCAAATAATATGTATGACCTCTGTTCATATACATTACTGGATCATTAGTTGCTGATGTTAAACCAGGTCCTGTCCAAGTAAAGTTATTGCTACTGTCATTTATTATTTCATATCTTGATACTGGTCCGTTTCTTCTTAACCATGATACTCCATTGAAGTACAATGAATCACCTTGTGTTGGTGCAACTTTTATATTATTTGCAACAGCACTTACAAATGTGTGTGCTGATGTATTACTTGATACACCACAATTCATTGTAATTGTTGTCGCACTTACGGCTGTAATTAATACAGGTCTTTCGTAAGCATAGTCCATTCCACCTGGCGCCGCTGATCCTGTTGCTCTTGGATAAGTTGATTGTGTAGTATTACTATCTAAGGCGCAAGTAAATGTTAAACTATTTGCGGCAATCATAACAGAATGTCCAGCCTGTATGGCATGGTTTCCGATAGTTAATTGCAATTGTCCTGTGTTAGGTGTGTATGTTGCATTTGATGTACTGTAAGATTGATCAACTACTGATATATTATTTTCAGTAGATCTTATATATGTGTGTGTTGTTGTATTACTTGATATTCCTACATTTACAGTAATTGAATCTGCAGTTATTGCCGTAATTGTACTTGGCGAAGTAAATGCAGGATCTTCTCCACCTGCAAATGCTGAACCACTTGATCTTGGATATGTATGTTCTGTTGCATGACTATCCATTGCACAAGTAAATGTTAAACTGTTTGAAGCAATTTTTACATTGTGACCAACTTGTAAATTGTGTTGTCCAATAGTTAATACTAATACTCCTGATGCAGGTGTATATACTGCACTTGATGTATTGTAATAATTTCCTAATGTTGTTATATCAGAAAGTCCTGATAAATTAGTTGCTCCGCCAGGTTTTGTTACAAGTTCTAAAGCTGTTCCACCAGTGTTTACTTTAAGATAATAATCTCCATATCCACTAAAACTAGATGGAGCATCTGATAGCTCTGTAAATCTTTTTGCAAATGTTACACAATTAGAAGTAGCACTTACAAATGTATGAATATTTGAACTTGTTATAGCACCAGCAGAAGCACTTACAAATGTATGTGCAGATGTATTACTTGATATTCCAACATTCATTGTAATTGTTGTTGCACTTACTGATGTAAGAGTTTGTAGTGTTTCGTAGGCATAGTCAGCTCCACCTGGAGCGGCTGAACCTGTTGCTCTTGGATATGCTGTTTGTTGTGAATGACCATCTAAGGCGCAAGTGAAAGTTAAACTTCCTGTAGTAATACTAACTTTGTTACCAGCTATGTAATTGTGTGTACCAATAGTTAATTCTAATACACCTGTTGCTGGTGTGTATATTGCGGCTGTTGGAGTAAAAGATTTAACATTTCCAGTTCCAACATTCATTGTAATTGTTGTTGCATCTGCACCCGTAATTGCAACTGGTTTATTATATACATAATCCATTCCACCTGGTGCGGCAGATCCAGTTGCTCTTGGATATTGCGTATTAGTAGCATGATTATCCATGTCGCAAGAAAATGTTAAACTTAATGGAGCAATTTTAATATTGTCACCAATTACTAAATCGTGTGCTCCAATAGTTAATTGCATTATACCTGACGCGGCTGTATATGTTGCGGCAGATACGTTAAAAGATTTACCAAATGATGTTGGTTTATTAGTAAAATTATTATAATCTAAAAAATATGGACTATCTAAACCATCTAATGTGTCAGCGTCTGATCCACTTCCACCTGATGTAGAATCTTGAGCCGGAACCCAATTAGATCCATTCCATTTTAATACTTGACCAGCTGTTGGAGGTGTTGTAGTTGTATCTACATCTCCAATTTTATCAATAACTGGAGTTGTAAATTCTATAGCACTTGCTCCACTATTAACTGTTACAAATTTATTAGATGCTCCAGAAAAAGTAGAAGGACTATCTGATAATGAAACAAAAGTTCCACCACCTGATGCTTGTACGTCACCTGGTTTCCAATAACTATTTGCGTTATCCCAAAGTAATGCTTGTCCATCTGTTGGTGTAGTGTTAGTTGTATTAACATCTGCTAAAGCATCAATAGATTTATTTGCATCTACGAGTTTAACCCAGGCTCCTGCATGAGACATATAACCGCTATCTTCACCATGTACATGGGCGAACATTCCGTGATAGGTAGTGGCATCTGGCAAGTTTGCAAAGGTGTCAAAATGAAATGTAATTTTATTAGAACCAGTTGCAGTAAATAGTCCATCTGAAACAGTAGTTAAAGAACTACCATTTCCTAGTGCAGTATATAACTCATCAAAATTTGTGTTTATTTTCTGTGCACCTGTTCTAAGACTGTCACCTTGACCGTCATTAGGTATTATACCATCTTGTATTATCTGTTTTGTCATTTGTTTGCTCCCATGTCTCCTTAATGTTTGTCAAATGTTACTTCATTACTATCAAAGTAGTATACGTCTCTATCAAAAGAAAATATAGTTTTATCATATACAACTTGTTCATCTGTATTAGGATATGCCACTGTTCCATCAGTTTGTTGGCTATTAATTCTTACTACTAGTTCTCCTTCACTATTAACATAATAATTTAAATTAACATCATCCCATCTAAATTGTTCATATTTTAAATTTGCAAAAACCTTATCGTGGTTAGGTCCTCTGCCTTCATAAAAATCTTGTCCTTGGTCAAACTCACTAAAATTCTTTGCAGGATCTCCAGGAACATTAACTGATACACCATCGCCAGTTAACATTTGGTCAACTTTTCCTATGTATAGTTCACCTTCATCAGTTCTTCTTAAACCGTAAAAATATCTATCTTTAACTCCGGCTTTTAAATATGCTGATACTCCTTGTCCTATTGCACTCATTTTACGTTAACTCCACATAACTTGCGACTACATCTACAGAATCAGTAATATCAGAATTTACTGATAACGTGCTTTGAGCCGCTACTATTAATTTTTCTCCAGCACTTAAAACTCTTAAACTCGAATTAGGTGCAATCATTACATCTTTAATAAGAAATCCTGACGCACTAGTAAGGTCTTGTAATGTTACACTAACTTTTACTACACTAGATATTAAATTTGCAAGATTAAGACCCAACACAATTGCATTAGTTCCTACAGGTGGCGTATAAATTGTCACCGGTAGTGTTCCAATGTTTTTTACTATTGCATTTTTAAAATATGTTGCCATCTCTATTTTATCCTAAAGCTATCGCGTATGTTATTGAAATTTCAGTAGCATCTAATACACTAATTGCACCAGAAGAACCTGCAATAGAACCCCATTGATTTCCATCATAAAGTTCTACCCTGCTATCTTGAGTATTGTATCTTGTCATACCCAACTCTGCAACAGCAGGTCTATCTACTACAGTTCCTGAAGGAAGTACAAATCCTCCAGCATCTGAAACATCTACATACCCATTTCCACTCGTTCTTATTACGATAGGGTCCGATATAGTATTAGTTATCGTATTTCCTTCGAATTTAAAGTCTTCAATCCTAATACTACCAGTTCCGTTTGCATTTAATATTAAATCCTGGTTTACCCCAGTAGTTTTTAAGGTATTTCCACTAATTTCTATGTCATCTACTATTAATTTTGTTATATCAAATCTTGTAGAATTTACATTTGCAACTAAAGTTCCACCAGCATAAAATCTAATAGTATCATCATCTGCACCTGGTGTAAGTTCTGCTGTTATGTAAGTGTCTCTATCTATGTCATATACACCTGTTAGTGCTATCCAAATAGATCCATCATAACCTTCAAATAAACTTGTATCTGTATTATAACGTATCATACCTGCAACAGGAGTTCCAGGTCTTTGTGCAGTTGTACCTGAAGAAATTCTTATACTTCCAGTACCATCAACTCTTGCTACTCCAGATGCAGGAGTAAGTGTCATATCTCCTGAATCATTAGTAATAGTACTTTGATCAAATCTAAATGATTCTAATCTAATTCCGCCAGTTCCATTTGCTCTTAATTCTAAATCAGCATTACTGTCTGTAGTTGTTATTACATTATTAGTAATATTAATACTATCTATTTGCATTTGATTTGCAAATAATGTATTCCATCTATTAATTGAACTACCAAGATTATATGTATTATCTATTGCAGGCGTCATATCACTTCCTATTCCTGCTGTAATAGTAACAGTATCAGTAGTTTCATCACCTATTGTTATGTTACCACCTATTGTTATATTACCTACAACTTCTAAATGACCTTGAATATTAACATTATTCAATATATTAATTAAATTACTAGATGAATTAAGATTAAGATCCCCTGCAAGACTTTGAATAGTTTGTCCACTCATTCTTAATTTATTTGTTTCTATTTTTGTTGAATCTATTACTGTTGCGTCTGAACCATTATTAATTGTCATAGAACCTGCAGTGTCTATTCTTATATCAGCACTTTTAAATTCTACTACACCTGTTTTTTGATTAACATGAAATAATTCACCAAGTCTAAAATCACCACTTTGATCAGTTGAATTGTAATTTACTTTTGCACTATTTGTTGCTACAACTTCATTTGCTTGAATAGCCGCTGTATCATCATTTTCATAACTTTTACCGCTACCTATATATGCAAAATTATGATTAACTAAAGTTACATTTGCACCAGGACCTTGTGCAACAATTCCTTTATTTCCATAAACAGATGTACTCGACATACTTCTAAAATCTGATCCAAAGTCTGAATAATCAGCTAAAGTAATTTCTGAAGCAGTTGAACCACCTGAAAATCTAATATCTTGTCCTCT